CGCCAACGTCCTGACCGTGAAGCGGGCCTTCAGCGGCACCGTCCTCGCCGCTCACACCAACGGGGCCACCATCTTCGCCCCGCGGCAGCTCACCGTCACCCGTGGCGCCCTCGGGTCCACCGCGGCGACGCATTCGAACAGTGCGCCGCTGTCCATTCACCGGGTGCCGCCGGGGATCAAGGAACTGGCCATCGCTGAGTCGCTGAACACTCTCGCGTCTGAGACTTCGGCGTGGGCCAGGACTGTCGGTGAAGGTGACAACGTCCGCAACGCCACCGGGGCTGGTCTTGCGTCGTTGCGGAACCAGGCGATGACTGTTTACGGGCGGCAGCTCCGACTGCGGGCGGTATGACATGCCCAGGTCCCTGGTCCGGGTTTACGCGGACACGAAGGTGCACGGGCCGCTGTTCGACCACCGTGCCGACGCCGCTGTGTATCAGTGGCTGGACGCTTCGAAGAAGGACGTGGCGCAGCTCGCCGTCAACACTTTGCATGACGTGGCGCAGCGGCGGTTCAAGGTGAACACCGGGCATTACGAGTCGGTGATCCAGACGGAGACCGTGGTCCGTAATGACGTGCGCATTCACGACGGCGGGATCGTTTACGGCCCGTGGCTGGAAGGCACCAGCAAGCGCAACAACAGCACCAGGTTCAAGGGTTACCACCTCTGGCGCCGCGCTCGCCTCGAAGCGCGTAAGCAGTCCATTCCCATCACCCAGGCGAAGCTGGACGAGTTCATCGGCCGGATGGGCGGTGGCGTGTGAGCTTCGACGGTGCCGCGGTCCAGTCCCTGTTCGACCAGGTTGTCTCCTACGTCCAGGCGAGTGGCCTGTTCGACCGGGTCAACCAGTTCGAGCCGAAAGCATCACCCGGTTCTGGGCTGTCCGCGATGGTGTGGGTGCAGTCCATTGACCCGGAACAGGCGGCGTCGGGGCTGGCTTCGACCAGCGGGCGGGTGGTGCTGAACATTCGCGTGTTCACCAACATGCTCGCCGAACCACCGGACGCGATCGACCCGAATGTTCTGACGGCGGTGACGACGCTGATAGGGACGTTCTCCGGCGACCTTCACCTGGGGTCCACGGTGCGGAACGTGGACCTGCTCGGCGAAACCGGCGAGTCCCTGTCCGCCCAGGCGGGTTACCTCAACCTGGACGGCACCCTGTACCGCGTAATGACTCTCGTCGTACCAATTGTGATTAATGACATGTGGAGCCAGAGCTGATGTACACGTTCATGCTTCCGTCGCACGCCCTGGTGGCGTACCTGAAGACCAAGTGGCACCACCGGAAGGACCGCCGTCATGCCGAAAACTAGCGGCCTGGGTGACCGTTTTTTCCTGACCGGGAACGACGTGTCCGGTGATATTCAGGCAATCGGCCGGATCGGCGGCGGCCCGTCCGTCCTCGACATGACCGACATCACCCAGTCCGCGTTCAGCCGCCTCGGTGCGACCCGGGACGGGGCCATGGAGTTCACGTCCTACTTCGACCCGGTCACCTCGCACCCCGTCCTGTCGGCGCTCCCTTCCACGGACGTGACAACCACGTATTTCCGTGGCACCACGATCGGGAACCCGGCTGCGTCATGCGTGGCGAAGCAGATCAACTACGACGCCACCATCGGGCAGGACGACTCGTTCACCCTCGCCGTACAGGCCCAGGCGAACGGATTCGGCCTCGAATGGGGCGTGCAGCACACCGCCGGCATTCAGACCGACACGACAGCGACGAACAGTGCCGGAATGGACGGTGGCGCCGCCACCGCTTTCGGTGCGCAGTTGTATGTCCAGTTTTTCTCGGTGGTGGGCACGTCCGTCACGGTGAAGATTCAGGACTTCACCTCCGACACCCCGGCGTCTTACACCGACGTGACCGGCTTGACCACGACAGCGGTGACCCCGGGGCAGGCCCCTACGGCGCAGCGGATCGCCATTGCGAACAACGCGACGGTGCGCCGGTGGACCCGGGTGGTCACCACCGGCACGTTCACCAGCGCAGCGTTCGCGGTGATGCTGGTCCGCAACCAGACCGCAGGGGTGACGTTCTGATGACTATCCCCGGGCCGGGTGGCCTTTCCTGCATGCCGCCGCATCTTCCGGCGCACGCGATGAAGACGTACCGGATCTTCTCCCCGCAGCGGCAGGTGACGTGCGAGGAAGCGGAATGTTCCGCCCTCCGGGACGGGTGGGTCACCGCCGTGGACGAATCCACGGACCTGGGACAGCGGCAGGCCGCGTACATCCGCTCGGACCGCTCCAGGCACGCCCAGGAACGCCGCACAGACGAGGGCCTGACCGAGTTCGTGTACGGGCCTGGGCAGCCGTGTTTCGAGCGGCACAGCCTGCCGTGGGCTGGCCGGGAGCGGTTCACCGAACGCGGTGGGGACTTCAGGGGTAACCCGCGCGGCGAGGCCCGGGAGCACAACGCGGACACCTGGGTCGATTCCTTTGCCAACCACCAGCAGACGCTGGCCGACCGGCTGGAAAGGGGCTGATCAGACTTGATTCGCACGCCGCTTAATCCAGGGGTTCCGGCGGTTGGCATTCTGCTCGGGTCGCGTGGCCCAACGGCAGTTACCGGGTTCGTAGTTCCCGTCGCCGTCAATGCGATCGAGTGTCATCCCATCCGGCCGGGCACCCATGTCCTCAAGGAAGTTGGCGAAGGTCAGCCACCGCTCGCAGACCGTGATGCCCCGGCCGCCGTAGTTCTCGTAGGAGGCGTTCCAGGAGTCGAAGCAGCGGGACATCATCCAGTTCCACGAATGGTGGGTGCCGGTTCTGCGAAGATGCTTCGGTGTCCTGTCCGGGAACTGCCGTTCCATTTGCTCCCGGGACTTCCCGGACAGCAGGGCTTTAGTTTCCGCAGTGTGGTGTTTGCCCTTCATCGGATGGTTCGCCTTGGCGTTATGGCCAGCCACGTACTTGCTGACGCGGTTCCGGTGTTCATCCACCGCCGCATACTCCCCACAGCCGCACGCGCAAAGCAGCGGCTGAAGGGGTTCTGTGCTGCGCCCACTGGCGCGGCGCTTCGTTTCGGAGATCTTTCGCTTGGTCGCTTCCGAGTGATGTTCTCCTTTGACTGTCATGTAAGACAGTCTACCATCCTAAGGGGTGAGTACAACGAGTAAGGTAACGGGCCTCTCGTGGACCACGCTTTCTGTGGACGACTCGGGCGGCGTCGCCCGGGACATCCGCAACGACATCACGAACTTCGACTTCTCCACCCCACGCGGGGTGCAGGACGTCACCGGCATCGACAAGGCGGCCATTGAGCGGCTGCTGCTCCTTGCCGACTTCAGCATCAACCTGAACGGCGTGTTCGACCCGGGCACGAACCTGGCGCACGCGGTGTTCTCCACGGTGCCGTCCACGAGCGTGCTGCGGTCGGTGAACATCACCACCAACGGCAAGAACCTCAACCAGGGCACCGCCGTGCTTTTCACCGACTACCAGGTCACCCGCGCCCAGTCCGGTGAGCTGACCTGGGTTGCGCCTGGTGTCCTCGCCTCCGGCGCTGTCCCCACTTGGAGCTGAGAAGTGGTATATGGCCTGCCCCTGTGGGCGTTCATCAACCTGGTGGTCATCGACGCGCTGATAGTCCTCGCTGGCTGGAAGGTGCACTGATGGGTTACGAGCCGAAGCCGAAGACGTACCGCCTGAAATTCGAAGACCACGACGGCCTCGAAGTGGTGTGCACGTCGCTGACCATCGGCGAGTTCCTCGATGCGGCGAAACTCGCCGATGGTGCCGGGGAAGGCAGCTCGGACGCCGTCACCGGGCTGCTGGCCACGTTCGCCGAGCACCTGGCCGAGTGGAACGTCACCCGGAAGGGGCGGCCGGTGAAGCCGGACCTGGCCGGGGTGAAGACGCAGCACCTGGATTTCGTCCTGGAAATCATCACCGCGTGGATGGGCGCCATCGCGTCGGTTGATAACCCTTTGCCGCGGAACTTGAACGGTGGCGGGACCTCGGACCAGGAGCAACCACTTCATCTGGCGGCGTTCTCCAAGAACCTGGGGAGCTGACATACGCGAACACGATCGTCGGGTTGTGCGAACGGTTCAA